TAGTTCCTTCGTATACAGCAACAGTAAAGAACTGCTTACCCATAGCCTGAGAGATCTCAGAACTACGTGAGAAGCATACTGCCTTGCTGGACTTTCCACGACCATTGTCAGCAACAATGATCAGCGGGAATACCTTATTCTCTGTATCGTAAAGCTTAAGAGCAGCCGTTTTTACATCCTCAAATGAATAACAGTTCTCGATATAAGAAGCTGTAATCTTAAGAGTAGTCTTAGTAGCCGCAGTAACTTCCGAATCAGAAGCTGCAGATGCCGTAGTATCTGTAGTAAGCTGAGCGAGAAATACGATATTTGCTAATGTAGCATCATCAGCAACAATACGCTTAACAAGCAATTCTCCACCTGCATCAATAATCCTAGCCGCCTGAATAGCAGCCTGACCATGATTCTTATACAGGTTTCCAGTTCCGAAAAGATTATAGAAATTAGACCCAGTAACTCTAGTCATTTCCTCAGGTCCCTTATCAAAGCTTGAAGCCGTGAGAAACAATGTACTGTTATCGACAGTAGTTGTAGTGTCTTCTGTCTCTATAGTATTATCAATCCAAGGATTGATCACTGTACCAGGATACATGTTTTTACCTCCTTTTAAGAATATTTTATTGGATTCAAAGACAGTGTGGCGTCTGTCTCGATCTTTATGTATATGTTCTTTTTTACAATGGAAGGAGGGACAAAAAGAGGTATAGGAGATTATACTCCTATACCTCAATGCATCAACCGGTTACAACCTTTTCAAGTGGACTATACTTAATATCCTTATCATCAATAAGGATAGCTGCTCTTAAGCTTTCATCTAACTGCTCTGAAGCAAGAGCTACATATGGTGATACATAGTTAGGTGTAGTCTTGATAGATACTGGTTTATATCCATTCATATCCTTCATATCTGTAGTATAGAATGGTTTACTTACATCATCTGGATCTCTACACAGTTCAGCCCACAGTATACCAAACAACTGCATAGATAATGCAAAACTATCACCATTTAAGTTAAGAGACTCTTCAAAGTATTCATGACCTACATCATATCTTATAGTAGTAGGAATACGTCCTGTAATAACAAGTAGTCTGAATACATCCTCTACATTGTCTACAATCTCCGGCACTCTTACCTGAGATACTACTTCGTCTCCTTTAGAGAAGTGTAATACTCTATAGTCTTTCTCTTCTTTAGACTTACCTAACTTTAATTTCTTAGCCTTATCAATGTATCTAGGCTTACATAAGAATACAGTAGGAAATCTAAATGGTTTTACTTCACCTACCTTACCAGTAGGAGATATAATAGCATAGTCACATATACCAATAAGAGATACATAAGAACCAGCTATTTCAATCATGTTAGTCTTAAAGAAGTCTTCCGGTACGTAGTATACCATCTCTCCGTCTAAATCAAATACGAGAGAATCCCCAACTCTCTTTAAGAAATTAGGTACTTCCATCTCTATTCACCTCCGATTACATCCCAGTCTTCCATATTAGAACCACCTTTCACCACAATGTTTACATTCATAAACTATGTGATCTATCTCCATATCAAAGAATACAGATCTCATATCTTCACCACATCTAGGGCATTTACATTTGAAGAAGTGTACTACTTTCTTAATTAGACTCTTCATGGTTTACTATTAGCCTTGTTCCTTCTCTTTTCAAATTTTTCACGTTTCTTCTTGAACTCTTTAGCTTTCTTAAGAGCGAGCTCTGCTTCTTCAATAGTAAGTCCTACACCTACATTACCGATACATTCCTTATCAAGCAAATTCTCATCATATGACTGAATAAGAACAGAATGGTTATGAATCTTATAAGAGATTTCCAATCTCTGAGTATAGCTATATTTAACTACTCTTCTCCTATATCTGACACCTTCTACATTGTCAGCTACTTTCTTAAAGCCCAACTCAGCAAGCTTATCATCTGTTGATTTGAATAACTTCATAGATACACCTCCATATAATCATTACATAGAAGTTGAACTTATGATGTTTAAATGCGTATAAAGTGATATACTATACATACAGAAAGCATAAGGAGGAATATAAAGATGAAGTTATCTAATGAACAGATTTTTACAGCAGTGAATTGGTGGTATGAGAAGATTAAAGAAAAGGCTCCTTGGTGGTACTATTTAGGGACCAATATCAATGTTGTAGTACAAGAAGAGGGGAGCGTTAATGATACTGAGATAAAGATTCCAAGAATACCAGAATTGTATACATTCAGAAGATCACTTTGCTATTTACTGGAATTAGCAAACCTTAAACATAAAATAAGTAGAGATATGTTGTACTATCATAAAAATGATCCATCTACTGGCGTCATACATTTCTTGTTACACACATCATGTATGACCGAAGAAGATATACCATTTGATAGTATAGAGATGATGTTTCTAAATGAGGATGTTTACGTTTCAGTGAATGATTCTGATTTCGAATTGATACCTAAATTTGAGTTTAAGAAAGAGTAAGAAAAGGAAAGGAGGGGTAGCCTATTACTAGACTACCCCAATTATGAAGAAAAGAATTAAAACAAGCAACCGATTTTATTTTTTGTTCGTGACTGCCACTTTAAGCTTCTCCGGAGTAACAACCACCTTTGATGTACCAGGGTTATCTCTATCCGGAACACTCTTGTTGTGAGCCTCTACCGTCTTAAGGTTAATGGTAGCCTCGACACGCGGATCAGATACAACATTCAGCTTTCTTCCGGTCTGCAGATATGTACCGACGAAGTCCTTACTGATGTTGATGAAATGTGTTGCGTCTTTCTTTGTGAACTCATGGTTCTGAGACATAGCTAATGCCTCAGATGAGGTCATGCCGGTGATCGAAGATAAGGTATCTACTGTAAGCTGGATAGCTTCTTTTCGCGGACTGCGGCTTCCTACATAGCCGTCTTTACGATCAAAGATACCGATAGCAAACTCTTTGTCATTGAGCATAGACTGCATTACAGCAACCTCATCTGCTCTGTTTGTAGATGTCTGAGTCGTCTTATTGACGATATCATCGATCAACTTGTCTGTAGCTGTATCCGTCTTCTCCGGATAGCCTTCAATGTTCTTTCTACTGAATTTTACTGCTTTGTTATTCATTTCCATTTCCTCCGTTTAATCAATTTTACACATTTCACCATGTTCAACACTGCATTTATCACAGTTGTTAAAGCAAGGGATCATGTGATAATAGCTTTTGAAGATAAGAGCTCTCTGTTGCATAGTTAACTTAAGCAACTCATTACAGACAAGTCTTACCAACTCTTTCTCTTCACGATATTGATATTCTTCTTCATCACATAACTCAAGGACACGATTGATGGTATTGTCATCGAAATTGTTATCATCAACTAAGGTATGAGCCATACCACCCAAATTACAGCCATCGATATCGTATATTGTAGATATGAGAGTCTTAACAGTATTAAGATGCGGTGTAAAGTACTTACACGCTTCAATACCAACTTTACCCATATTCTGTATCCTCCGTTTACTGTAGAGCTAAGTCTACTATTCTTTGAAGTTCTTCATTGTTCTGATCTTCAATATACTTCTTCAGATGTTCTTTGAAGACCTCTTTAGAGATTGTGTTATAGTACTTACTTTTGTCTATAGTAAGTACATATCTACTCTTGTCCATCTCAATCTCCTATTCGATAAAGATAGACGGGAAGTCTTCAAGATCATAAAGATAAGCAAGTTGTCTGTACTTTATCATACCATTACCGATCTTAAACTTTCTTGTTCCATCAGGTTGCTCTTCACATATAAGTTGTCCTAAATACGGAACAGCAACCTCTTTCGCAAGTTGTTCTTTGGTTCCATGCTTTAATACTACCCTGTGATGTTCCTCTCCAAACTGCTCCTTATGGAACTTAAGTTCTTTAAAGGTATGCTTACCATCAGCCTCTTTGTACTTAATGATGGTGGGATCAAAGATAGGACAATCGGGATTGAGATACTGTTCATATCCTTCATATCCAGGATCAAAGATCTGCCCTAATATATCACCTTTATCATAGACAGTATCATCCTCTTTCCAGCCTTCTTCATCGTGTAATATGACGTTATCTGCCATGAATTCAACTATATTCATAATTATAGTTGCTCCTTTCTTTCACTTGTATTCTATACAAGCTTTCTTCTTTTATTTTATCTTCCTCCGGTAAGTCAAAAAAGAAATAGATAGGACTCACCGGTTTAGGTTTTTTACCATAAGAACTAAGCCAATCTTTCAGCTTATCTTCATTGTTTTCTTTTAGAACTTCTATAAACCCCATAACACATACTACCTCCTAATATCAAGGATTTAATATCTTGTTACAGTGGTTGTAAATTTTACCAAAACTGGTACCTACACAGCCTTCTTCTGTTGTGTCTTCTTCTTAGAATATTGCTTAACTGTCTTAGGTTTAGTATTACTATTCTTATCAGTATAAGAAGCCTTTATTTCTTGTTGCTTCTTTAGTTTCTTATTATCTACATCTTCTTTCAACTGTTGTACTTCTTGATAAGTCATTCTACTATCAACCTTCTTCTCTTTTAGCTTATTAGCCATTCTCTTTCTTCCAGGTTGGTCTTCTGTCTTTCTAGCTCTATTATGGTTATGTCTCTTATACTTTTTCTTTTGAGTAGACTTATAGTTATGAGTCTCTTCTCTACCAATCATATTGGTCATAATACTACATTGTCTAATCTGAGCATCAATCTCCTTATCGTAGTCATTAGTCTCTGACTCTATTGTAGGAACTTGTATAATAGGACTATTATCTTTATGAAGTGTATTCTCTAACTCTTTTTGCTTCTTCTTACGTCTCTTACTGTTACGATTAGCTTTCCTTAACTTCTCCTTGTTTTCGTTCATCTTACGTTTTCTATCAGGAACTGTAAAGTTTTGATAGAAGTAGTCATCAAGATCTTTGATAGCAAAATAAGCTTGTTTCCTAGCCATAGAACCTCTCCAGGATTGATATGAAGTGTTTACTTGTTCAAAAGTCATCTCTCCTGTATCATACAAGTGTTTAAACTTCTTAAGCTTACGTCTCATATTGACTATAGACTTCCTTACAGGTCTTAATACTACCTTACCATTCTCGTCTAACTTAACCTTATTCTTAAGAAACTTAAACTCTTTACTATCTAACTTGACTATCTTAGTCTTATCCTTATTGAGTTCTAGACCAAGTTTAGAATACTCATCTATAAGAACATCTCTTATCTCCTCAAGCTCTTCTCTCGTCTCTCCTATAACATAAGAATCATCATTATATCTAGAGTATCCTCTATATCCATATCTATCCTTAACAAGATGATCAATAGGATTAGGATAGAATACCGCTTCTATCTGACATGTTTCACTTCCTAACCCTAAACCAGTCTCACCTTCGAATGAGTCTATGAAATCACAGGCAAGTCTTAATACTTTAGGATCATCTATTTCATTCATGATACGTTCTTTAAGTTGTTGATGCGGAATACTACCAAAGTAGTTATGTAAATCCAAAAGAAGAACATAGCCTTCATTGCTACCGTGTTTGTTATAGTAATCCGTTAAGTGTTGTTTAAGCCTATTTACAGAGAATGTGTATCCTTTATTCTTTAAACAAGCTCCATTATCATATATAAGATTCCTACCTAATATAGGAATCAGAACATTCTGTGTCAATGCTTTCTGTATTACACGTTCACTGAAATGAACACTAGTAATACTTCTAGCTTTACCTCTCTCAATAAGAGTAAAGGTAATGAATCCTTTACGTATATCTACATCATTCCTAAGATCATCAGAGGCTTTGATTACATTAGGAACTAAGTCCATGTCATATCTTTGAGGACTAGTCTTCCAAGCTATTCCTTTCTCAGCTTGAGGCTCTGCTATTAGTATGAAACCGGTATTACTCACTCTTTCAAAATCATCATACTTTTCTTTGTATGTTATACGTTTTTCTTCTCTTTTCTGTTTACGTCTTTCATATCTAGCTCTTTTACGTTCAGAACTCGTCATATCAAGTAACCTCAATTAGTCAATATTCGAGAAAAAACGGTAGTAGTGAAGACACTACTACACATACCAAGATAGAACATAGATTTCGAAAGAAACCGTAATATTGCAGAGCGGAACTTCCAGGAATTTCAATAACACGCATGGCACTCACGGGTTACATCAGCCACGTTGCACCTGGGCATGAAACTATAGGCTCCCGTGATAAACCCATAGCCATGCAAGAAGCGTTCGCCCAGATGTTACGTATTATCTATTTACGCTACACTCAAAGAACAAATATAACGATGGTCAAGATCTCCTTTAGATACACTCTAGGAGTGTTTAAATCCAGTCGGCTTCCTGGTGAAGCTTTACCGACCTCATCTAAATCAGAGCGGCACACGATTGTTCGTGTTCGTCACATTGTTGTTGTTCGGATTGCCGTTGTTGTTCACATTGCAGGCGTTGTTACTATTACCGGAGTTAGCACAACGGAGCCACCAATTACAAAAATGTCCAGATTTTAACCAGAGAAAATTCAGGATCAATAAGAACTTTGATAGGCTATATTGCTATAGTCTATCAAAGAAATTATCAACTTTTATTCTCGGACCCCTATTGGACTTCTTTGGGTTCTTCTTAGAAGACTCTTTAGTCGCAGGAGTACCGGCTTTGTCATTACTTTGTATGATATCCATGATATCTTCAGGAGTATATAATTCCTTCTCCTCTTCTACTGTAATGTTATTATTCTCATTCGTTGAATTGACTTTTACATTTGTAGTAGAAGTCAATAAGTTATTTAAAGTATCTTGATTCTGTTCAATCAAGTCATCTTCTGATTTCTTTTCAACAGGAGGAGCAACTTGTTGTTGCGGTAATGGATAAACAACCATCGGAACTGGTTGAGGCATCTGATTAAACTGCTGTTGAAATGTAAACTGAGGCTGATCCAATAGACTATATACAGGTACTATTGCATTACCTCTATCCCTTCCAGGTTCTCCAAAATCTATTGTCGGAGTAGGTACTTCACAGAACCCATTATACCACATCATAGGTGGTACAGTATACATATATACTTGTATAGGCTGTGGTTGTTGCTGGTTTGGATAAACGAATGGAATTGGTTCAGCACCTTGTTGAGCAAGGGCTGCCTCGATGCCATAAGGATTTGGAGCAATCTTGCTCTCCTTAGAGTCGAGTTCTCTAAATTTTCTCATAAGCGCATTGTTTTGCTTTCTCCACCATTTGAGATAACCTTCTTCATTGTCTAACATTTTCAGAATACGTCTTATTGTAGAATTAGGTTCTACTGATAGCTTATGTCTTACAGCTAATGCTCCTAATTCTTCTACAGCAAACTTAATCAAACCAATAGCTTTGTTTTGATAATCTCTTCTAATCATCACTTCGTGTTGATTAGTAGGGAATATACTGTTTGCAACTATTACACTTTGTAAAGCATCTGTCATCGTAGTGATGATCGGTACACAATGAGCGAAATATTCTTTGTCCGAAAACTTATCAGGGTTTTCTATGAGGTATTTCTCTATCATCTCTTTAGTCTTTATAAGGTTACTATAGAAAGATAGACCACTTAAACCTCTATCTCTAGCTAGCACGTTACTCATTTCTTTGGTGTTCTCCTCCTTGATTCATTATGTATTAAGATTAGTCAAAATAGAGGAGAAGAGCAAGCATAATCCGCGTACTCGTTTTATCTAGGTATTCTCTTTGAGATTTACCGTAACGTAAAAATCCTGTCTACAATACTAAGGCACTTTTTCAATCATGTCGTATTCATGGTAGTGAATTTTCATCGTATAGATATGTTAGCTAGAAAAACCGGTGTAAAAGTTTACAATATGAGATTGAATGAAAAGGAATGAGAAAGGGGGTGAATATACTTGTGATCCGCAAATTTTAGGAGGTTGCTTATATCACATAAGGCAATGTATATGACCTGGCACTCGGGTTTTGTCAATTATCAGCAGACTACTATAATTAGGACATATACTAGAATCTCAAAAGGAGGTGAGATCCTGCCTTAATATATTCGGTTTAATATCGACTACAATTTTGTTTCTTTCACGTCCGATTCTTTCTAGCTATAAAAATTGTACTTAGATTTATAACTTAAACTTTTCTCCTCTACTTATTGGTTAGAGTTTGTGTAAAGATTGAATATTGTCAGGGAAGTTTTGTTAGAGTTGGTTAGAAGTGTAAGATGTGTGGGTAAAAATTTTTCGTGCCCACTGTTTGTTAAGGGGTATGGGTTTGTTTAGTGTTAGTTTAGTCGTATATAAGATTCTTTCTTAATACCATCTTTTTACGTATAATTCGTACTAAGGTTTTTAAAAATTTTTCATAGAATTCAGAAAGGACGTGAGGCTAAAATACAGCCTCACGTCCTTTGTTTTTTGCTTCGTGATAACCCGAAAAAAGATGCTTTACGCGTTGTTGGGCGAATTGATACCCCAGCCGGGGGCTGGGGTATCATTCGCTGCTACGCAGCAACTCTAAAGCAGAGCGGCACACGAATGTTCGTGCTCGTCACATCGTAGCTGCTCGGAAGGCCGCCGGTGTACACACGGCAGGCGTGGTCACTATAACCGGAGTAAGCACAACGGAGCCACCAATAACAACGTCCTCCGTTATAACCTGAACCCTTGACGCGTCTGGACCAGCCATCTCTGAAAATGGGGTACTGCACTGAATAGCCCTCAGTGTATTTCTCTGTACCCCACACGACATGACCATATACCTCTACTTCGCTGGGCAACCATATCTTACCTAAATTAGCCCAGATTGTACCGTTAGATGTAGACATTGATTTAGATCCAGAGGTATATCGCATTTCACACATATCATACCGATCAACGATAACCGCTTTTACATCATCCGGTAAATATCCATAGATAGTTTCATTCAGATAGGTATATAAACTAGATGCAATCATCGGTACAGGAGAATCCTCAGTACCGTTATTATGTCCTGCATCATTCCATTTAACCGTATCTTTTAAACAATCCTTAGAGATAAAGTCAATATGATTACCAGAGATAGCAGAGTAAGTATTTACTCCAGCTACTTCCATAGCAGCTTTTTCTCCATTAGAGAGAGTTATTGTCTTGTAATCCCCAATACGAATATCTCTCTCGAACTTACCGGTGGTACACATATCCTTAAGATCATCCCAAGAATAGTTTAACTCAACAGCATCGTTATAAGGATAGTTGTTAACAATAGATTTCTTAAGATTTACTAAAGAAATCTTATTACTAACTCCATCTCCAGCAACCATAAAGTCTGCTTTTACAGACGAAGCTGCTCTAAGGTCAGTAGCTTCTTCAAGATCACTAATCTTTAAACTCATAAGTTCACCTCTCCTAAAATGCTAGTTTCTGATCCAGTAGAAGTATCAGTTTCAGTAATCAGTACTTCTCCAGATTCCAACAAGATGTCTGTTTCAATGTGTCTTGTGATAAGAGCGTTATAAAGTTCACGAACACTGAACATTGAGGCAGCAACGTCCTTATCGATTTCACTCACATCATCAACACTAGAAGAGATCTTTAAGTGACCATACTGAGAGAAACTACCAACTCCATAATCTATTGTTGACGACGAATGCTTCTTAGGCGCTGCTTTGTCAGTAACATCTTCCAATTTCTTGGTATTAGTAGTATCTGACTTTACTAAGTTACTAAGCAACGTCTTAATAGAACCAATAAGATTACCTAAAGACTTACCAGTGACAATCTCATTAAGTAAGGCAGTATTATCTGCGGTACTAGAAGCATTAAAGACCAATCTAATATCATTGATCTCATCGAGATTAATAGAGTAAGGTAATTCATCATACTTATGAACTCCATCACCTAACTTAACTCTTGCTAAACCAGTACCAACACCACCTTCAGGAACTTCGAAGAACAGCTCACCCTTTTCAAGGACTATGCTCTTCTTAATTGCTGTGGCTTTTAAGCCTCGTCTTGGTTTGAAAATTTTAGACATAAAATTTTCCTCCTTTCTTTACATTGTAGATTTCCACTTGAGTGGCGTGATTTGCTACTAGAAGTGTATATAGTAGCCGAAAGATTATATGCACCTACAGTGCCTAAGTAAAACACCTTATATGGTATTGGATATTGGCAAGAAGAATCAAGTAAGTGGTACTACCATAAAGTGTAACTAAATCATGTGTGCTTTACTGTTAATACAATACTTTACTCATCCTCATCACCAAAATCAAATTCATCTTCGATATCAAATCCACCGAAGTATTTAAGTTCACTCCACTTGTGTTTTCCATCTCCGACTTTGATCATCATCTTAGTTGAATCAAACACTACTTCTCCTAACCCAATAACAGGATCAGAATCAAGCCATTCAACTGTTGTTCCACTTCTCATGTAGATATTATTCCAAGCATATACAGTACCTCCATATATTGCAGAGGCTGCCCCACCATCAAATGCATAAGGAAGATCCATATATTGCTTATATCCATCACCGATCTTGAATTTACTGTAGCCAGTACCGACACCGGTATCAGGAACTTCAATAACTAATTCACCAGAAGCAAGAACAGGATTTGTCGCAGACCACTCGGCAAGAGTTCCTCTACGTATTCTTATTCTAGCGTATGCCATATACTTTCCTCTCCTTTCCAACTTACTTAGAATCTTTATAGGAATGTTTTATAACAGTAATATTTAGTAAAAGTTGCCTACTAAAAAGTAGGCAACTCTGTACGACAAGTAAATATTATCCTGCAATTCTAAAGCAGAGAGGAACATATATACCAGACGCAGTAGTTACATTTAACGTATCCGGTAATCCAGTAGCGGTCACAATACAAGCTTCTTCCGAAGTACCGGTAGCAGCAGTACGTGTCCAATACTTACAAGGTATATTACCCTTATAACCAATACATTTAACCCTGTTTCCGGTAAAACGGAAGATCGGATAATGAGTGCAGCACCCTTCAGTATATTTAAGTGTACCATTTACTACATGTCCGAATACTTCAACCTCATTTGGAAGCCAGAGGTAGCTCAATGTCTTCCAACCCCAACCAGAGGAAGTTGTAACAGATGTAGAACCAGCGGTATATCGGGTTTCATTGATATCATTCTTACCGGAGATCAAAGTCCTGATATCTTCCGGAATCTTGTTGTACACAGTATCGTTAAGATAAGTGAACAAAGTTGACGCCAGGAATGGATTGGTATCACTCTCTGTTCCGTTGTTATGTCCATTGGTATTCCATGCTACCGGATCTTTAAGACAATCCTTAGAGATGAAATCAATGTGATGATTAGTCTGCGTATCTCCACATCTGTAATGGCTGTCTATACCGCTTACTACCATCTCTGTCTTTTCTCCACCAGAGAGAGATAAGGTAATATAATCACCAATCCGGATATCCTTCTCGATCTTGTTGTTTTTACACATAGTCTTGATGTCACTCCAAGAATAACTCAATTCTCTTGGGTCATCATAAGGATATTGATTCACTACCTGTTTTCTAAGATAGTCATATCCTACTCTTTTTGTACCATCATCTGTAACAACGATAAAATTGTTAGTATCTTTAGACGACGGCTTAAGTGATTCTAATTCTCTTAACTGACTTACTTTTAAGCTCATATACTATCTTCTCCTTTTCAAGATTTTAAGTTATAGTACCTACGCCTGATTAACCTTTAGCAACTCTGAAGCAAAGCGGAACTCCAGTAGCTTCTTTAGTTACAGTATCAAACGATATCTCGCCCTGAAAACTAACTGAAACAGCCTGGGTACTTGTGGTGTAAGCACAACAAGTCCACCATCCATTGGTATCAGATGTTTTAACTCGTCTTGATACACCATCAGCAAAGATAGGATACTGTACAGAACTTCCCTCAGTCCATTTCTTTGTTCCATATGAAACATGTCCGAATACTTCAACCTCACTAGGAAGCCATACATATCCCAATGATTGCAATTCCTTTCCATTGGAGACAGCAACACTCGTGCTACCTGCGGTGTATCTAGTTTCTAAGTATTCTTTCTTTTGAGCAATTACATTTTTGATCTCATTAGGTAACCAGCTATACACCTCTCCATTAAGATACTCATACAAGGAAGAAGCTAAATACGGGCAATTCTGATTTTCTGTACCGTTGTTATTACCTTCCGTATTCCATGCTACAGTATCTTTAAGAATATACCGGGAAATGAAGTCAATATGATGACCAGTTGTCATGTTATAGTGTGTATCAATACCAGCCACTTCCATAATGACAGTCTCACCGTTAAGAAGTAATACTGTCTTATAATCACCCGGCTTAAGATCAGACGGGTAATCTCCATTTCCTGTCATTGTATAAAGATCATCCCATGTATAATCCAGCTCAACTGCATCATTGTAAGGATAATCACTCACCATAGACTTCTTGATAGTTTCAAAGCTAACTTTTTTGCTTCCATCATTGCTGTCTACCATGAGATTAGCGATAGAACTAGATGATGCATCAAGTCTTGTTATTTCCGCAAGATCACTTATTTTCTGACTCATAAAGTTCACCTCTCCTTTACTTTAAATCTTTATATGAATGTTTTCATTACTCATTTGCCAGTACTATTTAACTTCTGGTTGACTAAACTCTGTATCTGGTTATATACTTCCAGATATTTTTTGTCTGTATAAGTCTGGCTTTCTGATCTTATATCCTCTAACTCTTTAGCTATATTGTTATAGTAGCTTATCAACTGACTCATCTTAGAGTTATAGTTGTTTACTGCCTTTACGACCATACTATATATACTATCATTAGGTATATCAGGATTGTTATTGTTTATAAGTCTTTTAGCCTGATTCAATATAACTTCAGAAGAATTACGATACCTCTCAAAGGTAGCTATAGTCTCTTTGAACTGAGTTAGATCTACTTTATCTTTCACTTCAGCAAATAATCCAGTACCTGTTCTCTCTAATATATTATTAGGATTTTCAGATATCTTTACTTCAGCTCTCATAGCATGTCCTGCTATATCAAGATGAACTGTAGGAGTATCTACTGGTTTATATCCATCCATTGCATGTTCTGTAGCAAAATCACCTTCTATATAGAATCTTCCTAAGACTTCATCATACCTTACTACTGTATCATTGTCTATCCTAAGATCTTTTGCTACATCAGCAGTCATACTATAAGTACCATTATAGTATGGTAGTTGTAACGTTCTCGATTGAGGGTCAATATAACGCTTATCTGCTTTCATGAAGTAAGTAGTGCCAAGTTTCTTTAATAGATCTAACTGACTACTATCCTCAATAGTAGCTATATCTAATACTTCATCCTTGATAGCTGACTTCACTGTTCCATCGAACTGGATATACAGATAACCATCTATTGGATCATCTGGAATCTTCTCACATATTACGAATGGATCATAGTACTGATCTTGCCCAAAGAATAAGAACAATCTATCACAAGCAAAATAGATATAGTTCTTATCTCTGTCTAATATGCTAGGAAGTTCCTCAAATTTGCAAATCCTAAGGGTCTTAAGCTCTGCCATATACACTTCCACCTTTCATTATGTTACTTACTCATCTTCATCTCCAAAGTCAAAATCATTGGTTACTAACGATCTCTGATCATCAATATCTATATACATCTCTCCTGTATCTTTACAGAAGTAGATATTGCCATTGGTAATAGGCTGTTTATCAAGATTAGCTTTAAGACCTCTTAATAACTTATGATCAGGTCCTCTATCACTCATAGTATCCTCTCCTTTCTTTGCTTAGAATAAAGGCACGAGGCATAACTAACCTCGTGCCTAATAATCTTACACAAGGATCTTATTAGTATCTAAAAAGTTCCCCAGCTCAAATCACCTTGTAATGATTTAAGGAAGTCCTCTTCTGTACCAGTATTACCTGCTTCTAACCATATCTCGTAAGAAGATTTTCCAACAGGACCTCTGATATATTCATAGAAGTCTTCCTCTGTTCCTTCATGTCCGGCTTCCAACCAAACCTGATAAGCAGACTTACCATTGATTGTAGCCATAAACTCATTAACAGTACCTGTATTTCCTTGGTCTAACCAATTCTTATAAGTACTCTCACCCTGTATACTAGCTAAGAAGTCATCTTCTGTACCAGTATTACCATGCTCAAGCCAGATATCATAAGCAGACTTACCAGGAACTCCACAGATAGCATCTATGAAGTCATTTACTGTTCCAGTTCCACCACCAAACTCTAACCATAATTGGTATGCTGATTTACCATCAGCACCTTTCTCTCCAGCTCCAATATACGGAAGAGAGTTATAATAGGTAAAACCATCTCCTACTTTTAATAAGTGAGTATCTGTCTCATATGCAGGTTGTCCAGCAGATAGCAAAGGATTGTTTTGCTTCAATGCCTTAGCAGTACCTCGTTTGAACTGTAATGGCGCTTTATGCTGAGGTGAACTATTAGTAGTTGACATATAATCACCTCATCCCATTATTTAGTATCTTCATCTACAGATGTTCCCTGTGGCTCATCTGATACGGTGGTTGTCTCTTCCTCAGCTTTCTCCATATACCAAGAAGATGTATAACCCTGAAAAAGTCTTGCTCTGTAAGCTACTTCTGCCATGATAGATTACCTCCTTTCTTAGTATGTCTCTTCTGTGACTTCTGTCTCAGAGTCAGTAGAAGAGGATGATGTATCAGTACTGGTAGTACCTGTAGTTGTTGTAGTACTAGAAGAAGTATCATCGTCTTCAATTACCACTGGTTTCTTGTGATGCTTATGACAATGCTTTACAGTAGTACCACTCTCATCTTCTACCTCTCCACCATCGTCTACATAGTTCTTCGGTACAGACCATGAATATCCACCATCGATAGATACCTGTAAGTACCCATCTACAAGTCTCATATCTGTAATACGTGTATAGTCGTTAGGAGTAGAGATATAAAGAGATGAATCATGTTTCTGAATTACATCTACATCAAGAATCTGTGTAGGACTAAACCGTTCAATAGATCCAGAGAAGTCAAGGCTACTGTCTACAACAATACTCCAAGCAGATGTATTAGTTGTATCACTAGCACTGATCTTAAGTACTTTACCTTCGACATGTTTACGAACACCATTCTTATTGAACTCAAACACACAAAGATCACCTACAGCAATCTCTCTTGTTTTAGTCTTATTATCGTCGAAAGTAAGAGATACCTTAATAGACTGAACAATTGAAACGTCAATATTCATCAGCATATCAATTTACCTTCCTTTCATTAAGTATTTATTATAAAGTTCATTTGATACCACTATATAGGAGAGATTGTGAAAGTTACAGAATAGAGTTATAAATTATATAAGTGGAAAGGAAAGCGAGGTGACAAATAATGAAGATTGAAGAGGTCATCAACCAGTACAATGGTAATTCTGATTACATGGATATGAATACAGGATATATCTATCATATCCAGAGCTGGGCTAGAGGATACAAGTTATTCGGAATGAATCTTCCGTTAGAAGTATCACAGAACGGTACAGTAATCGAAACTGTAACTGTAGACTTGGATTTAGTGAATATTTAGTATTCACAGTAACTATTCATCAGGAATCTAAAGGAAAGGTAGAGGTAAAGGAAATGGATAGAACAGAATTCTTAGAAAGAATGGAAAGAGCAGACAGCACAGTGGATCGGAAGAGGTGGGATGAATTGAACAAGAGGTCAATTGACTGCTTCTTGGGAGATGGGAATCCTAGAGGACACATGAATCTTATTATTGCAATGGAAGAGCTGGCTGAGTTACAGCAGCGTATTTCAAAGGAGTTGCGTGGTAAGGGAGATAGGACTGCATTGATCGAAGAGATGGCAGATGTACGTCTTGTCTTTGGCTACTTAAGAGATATATTCAATATATCTGATGAAGAGCTGGATAGAGCTTTGAATGCTAAACTTGAACGGCTTGAAGAAAGACTTGACGGTGGTACTAACTTGTAGTAGGTAATACAGGGTTGTAGAGTATAATGCTCTACAGCCCTTTTGTTTTTATAACTTATTCATCAGGAATCTAAAGGAAAGTAGAGGTAGTAGAAATGAAGGAAAGTTTGTCGACATTAACTGTCAATGGTAAGATCTATTTATTAGATCGTGTTAGTGAACTTGAAGCATCAGATCCTTATGTATATAAGGTAGGCGGATACTTATCAAGTAAGGAAATCAATCCGATGTTTAATCCGGATGGAATTTACTATGGATTGGTTATCGTTCCGGATACTGAGTTCAACAACAATCTTCCGGAGAACATCAAGAACTATATGATCTATCATGAGTGTGGTCATTGTCAGCCGGGTGGAATTCCTACAAAAGCTGAAGGCGGTATGAAGGAATATTACAAGCACTCGTTGAGATACGAAACATTAGCGGATGCTTATGCTTGTACTTGCTTAGGTAAGGAATACTGCATTGAAGCATTAAAGGAATTCCACGACCTGGAGGTGGAGAATATTAAGAAGGTTCATGAAGAAAACAACGTAAACAAGGTTCTCCGTAAGTTAACAGTGTGGCTCTTCAACATTGAGATCAATTATCGCATTAAGCATATGCAGCGCTTAGCATTATAAGATATAAATGGGGCTGTAGGTTTTTATTCCTACAGCCCAATATATTAAATGCTCCCCATTTATTTTTTGGTTACTTGCCGGTACTGCCGAATCCTCCTGTACCTCTTGCAGTCTCAGGTAACTCGTCTACTTCAAGAAGTTCTACATCCGGATACGGAAGGAAGATAAGCTGACAGATTCTGTCCCCAGGTGCAATTGTACGCTCCTCATTCGAATCGTTATGAATAGCTGCGCAGTATTCACCTCTGTAATCTTCATCGCATACTCCTACGCAGTTAGCTAATCTTAATCCTTCATTGATAGCCATACCAGACCGAGAGAACAACGCTCCGAAATAACCATGCTCCGGTGCAAAAGCCAAACCTGTTCCGACCTTTACTGTTTCATGAGGTTTGATGTGCCAGTATGTATCTTCCCGGTTCTTTCTTGCGTATAAATCAAGAGCCGCTGCATCTTTACTTCCTTTTGTAGGAAGCTTGGCTTCATCAGACAGTTTCTTTACCTGTACTTTCATTATTCTTACCCCCGTTAATGATATTGATTACCTCTAAAACGTTACCTAAGTAACCTTCAGAGAAGTTATCGTACTCCTCTCCTTTATAAACATCAAGCAGGATAGGGTTATACATAGCGTAATACATAAACGCATGTTCTACCGGATTCATAGGACTGTAGTTCATACAGAACTTGCAAAGCACAATGAAAAACTTAAGAACCTCTTCATCCGTTGCCTTATCCTTAAGATGTCTTACAAGAACATTATAAGCAGTATACGGAGAGTAGATATTCTGTGTTGAAGTGCTGTACTTGTTGATAATATTATCAAAAGCTTTCTTCGGCTTCTCCAACTCAATATGCTTGATCCGAATCTTACCAGCAGCCTTCTTTACTCTTTCAAGAGTATAACCATCATTGATAGAGTCGAGAATATTACCGATAGCCTCTTTCTTTGTCTCATCAATATTCTCACCTTCCATGATACTCTTGATGTAGTTCTCTCTTTCCTTAGAGTAATCCATGTACATCTTGGAGAACTCTTCGTTGATCTTGTTCTCTAAGGCATCCATCTCTTTCTGGAAATCCATAGTATACTTATTCAGAGAGATATTGTGGATAAACTCATCCAGAATAATCTCAGAGATGGTATTTCTTGTAGTGTTAGCCTCTACAGAGAACCCAGCTACTCCATTAATACCGAGATACTTGTTAAGCTCTTCCTGGATCTTAGCCGGGAATGCCTTAAAGATATTGAAGTTCTCTTTGTTCTGATACCGCTTTACTACCTGAAGCAGTTCAATGATCTCATCATTGGTAAGATCAAGATCTTTGAAGTATACTGTTTCTTTCTTTACCTGCTCTGCAAGATCCTCAGCAGTGATGTCTACATTAAGATCAGATTCAGTAAGACCTTTCTCTGCCTGTTCTACAAGCTTATCAAAGTCTAACGCATCTAACTCGTCTTCTGCATCATTCTCTTCTAATGTAGGAGCAATAACTCCATTCTCAGAATTGATAGATACATTAACCTTTGCTTCATAACCTTTTTCCTCACCGGAAGAAGTTTCTACGCCGTTGTTACTCGGCATATCAGAAACTGCTTTAAGAGCCTCAGATTCATTTACCGCTTCATTCATTACATCAGCAATAGCATCAATCTGAGAATCAGTAAGCTTAGTATCTTCCTGCTCAGGAAACTTTACAACTTCACCCATGTCTGTCCTCCTTTAGATGGTGCTGGTACCCTCCACACCTCTATCTTTTCTCTTGTTTGTTCTTGATCTTAACGCGGCAACACCAGCCATGATCCCGGAGATAGCATCTTCATTTTCCTTGCACATGTACTCTGAATGCTGGAAGCACTCAAGCCGGTCAACACACATCAACAACAGATCTTCCATAAAGATACCGTTAAGCCCTGCTTCTTTGATCGGACCTTCCTGGAAATGAATTTCAGCCAGAATCTTACCATCTTTTCCTACTACGGCATAGTTGTGCCGTGCATTGAAGTTAATCCGGTCTTCCGCTACCACCTTTGTGTTCTCCTGTGTGAATGCTTCATGTTCAATTGTTTTGTCGTACATATTTTTATCCTCCTTAGAATATATTTTATACACCACTCTGTGGTGAGGTGTACTGTGATACACTGATTACTTTATCTGTAGCTCTACTCTGTAAGTCAAACTTAATTGCTGTAAACAGATCAGCTCTTGTGCAAGGATCATTAATGAATGAAGCATAATGATACTTGTATATATCATTAGTATCCTGAAGGATACTAAGTAGATAGTTAGCAGTATTCATATCAGTAAGATAGAATATAAGAGTTCTGAAAGGTATATCATGTGCAGCAATGCTAGTAAGAACAGAGTTTAATGAAGCATGGATAACAATAAGCTTAGGGTCAGTATACATCTTCTTACCATAAGCGATTGTGTCTTTATTCTTCTTAATCTCTTCTGCATCAGGGATAGAGTTATAGATATCATCCTTGTTATTAATGATATACTGAGTAAAGAACCCTATCATCTTAGGTGTAAAGTTTGTAACGAAGATATCAAAAAGAATAGTAGCAAGAGTAAACATCTGATCCGGAGTATACTCTTCAATATCAGGACTTACCTTAAGTCCATAGAAGCTACAGATCATAGTAACTATTTCCTTATAGGTCTTAAGTCTAAGATCATCAAAGTTATCCTTATAAGCCGGATGCTCCTGTACAGCCATCTTCAACTCATTCTCTATTACTATAGGATAATTAGCCGGACCTACATTGAATGGTCTGAATCTCATCTTGATATTATCCTGAATGACATCTATGATGAAATCTGTTGAAAACTTTGATATGATTGTACCAACAGCTCTTTCACTGTTGATAATCTGTATCGGACTATTTCCAAACATAAGAAATCTATTCCTCCTTTCGTATAATTACAAAAAAGTTACAGATCTAATACGAAACCAAAATATAGGAGCAAGACTTTACTAGTCTTGCCCCTAGAGCCGCAGTTCTCTTACCAACAACAATCGCCGCAACAACCACCACCGATGACTTCACCATCTTCGTCACTACGATTCTTATCGCAGTAAACACACATCGGATCTTCGACTTCATCAACACCTTTAGCCGCTTTTGTTCCAACCGGAACTACATAACCCATAGCATCAATCGTTCTGACTCCATCACCTACTAACAAGTTATACAAAGGTCTCTCATCCTTATCATAACCGATCTTCTGCAACACTAACGTATTACAACGTGGGATGTAATCATCTAACTGATCTCCATCTTTGATGTACATGGACGGGCTAAAGTCGTAGACTCTGACTACTGATTTGTCCATCATGTGAAGTACCCTCCTTTAATGTTTTAATGTAATGCTATTCCTGGCTCGACATTACTTACAGTAATGTTCTCCAATGCCCTGCTAGATTACCAACTACATTGTCGTCGTTTATATTATCATAATCATCCATAACTTCTGTATCCCCAAAGAGTTCACTTGGAAGATCTACAAAGCCATTATTGACTAGACCACCAGCAGTAGCATCATTAAGATCAAGATGATATCTTTCCGCATATATTCTTCTAGCCTCTGGATTAGTGGATAGTAATTGTTCTAAGCATTCTTCATCTCTCTTATTCTTAGCTTCATAGAAGTCTTTATTTAAAGTATAAGAGCTAGCTTTCTTAATATACTCTAACTGATCTTCTACTTCACTAGTATCCTCGCCATTCATCTCAGAAACCATCTGATCTACATCAACAGGAGACATACCTCCAAATTGATTAGCTTCTACAGACAATTGCTCGATATCAATATCTTCATCTGTCTTAATAGTATTCTTTCTAATGCCATATCTCTCTGCTATATCTATTCCATCATACCATACTCTCATTGCCATAAGATAAGAGAATACCTGGTCGTCATGACTATTCTGAGAATGTTCAACTTTACCATTCTTCTTTACTTCCATTGACTCCATCTCATGATGAAGTATAGGAGCAATAAACTTATCCTTATGATATGCAACACGATCATATAGAATCTCTATTAACCGTGCTCTTACTTCCTTATTGGAATCTGTACCATAAACTTTAACCTTAGCTGTCTTCTTTACAGATCTGAATCCATCAAAGGCTTCTTCTATAACCTTATCTTTTATCTCATAGTATAGATTCTTCTTAACAGAAGTCTTACACAATCGTTGTAGAACAGAAACACCAAAACCTCCATTGCGCTCAACGTTGATGATTGCTGCAGGTAGATAATTAGTAACGATGGTATAGATACAATCTGCTAAATCGTCACTAGGCATATAGTTACAATTTAGAGTTGCAGATGTTCTAGTAGTTCTTGAATCCACTATTGTAATAGCGGAGCTATCTTGGTATAATGCACCAGCTACGTCGACACCCATTATAGGAGGACAATTATATCTCATATCAATATCCTCATATATATTAAGCTGATACTGCCTACATCTACCAAGTAGTATAGTCTTTATAGGTTCTTTGCAGAATTGCTTTATAACGTCAAGATCTTCTTGTTTAAACGGACAGTTTCCTGCAACCTTAGACCACTCAAGCATAACTTCACGTCTAATAGCAGGCCAATCTCTAAGAAGATCAATAACCATTTGTCTAAAGTAATCTTCACCAGAACCAAGTTGTTGATAAGTGTAAGATATTAAGAAGAACGGAGAATTAGTGTTACTTAATCTTAGTTCTTCAAGTTGCTGATAACTCAGATCATAATATTGTTCACTCCAAGGAGTAGAAGCATTCCTAACTTGATAAGCAAATGCTCCTTGATCAGTTAATAGATCACCAGGTGTAGTAGTAATCAATATACCATAAGGAGCATTATTAGCCTTCGCATTCTTTGCTGCTGTAGAATATGCAGGCATAGCCGCTCCATATACAATATTATTATAAAGCATAAAAGCAAACTCATCATAGTATTGTAAAGGCATAGTACAACCACGACCAAGGTTATTAGCATAAGCTTTACTTCTAGCACTTGCAAATGTGACTATCTTATTATGATTCAAAGGATGTTGCATTGTCTCTACAGTATTCTTAACCTTAAGAGTTTTTCCCTCTGAAGTAATAGCTGCACTCATCTGTAAATAAGAAGGTAAAGCGTCTCTAATAGTCTTTAGTGATGCTAAGTTACCCTTAGAACCATTATGGTCTTTATGAATAAACATGATCTCTGAGTTAGATGATCCAAATAGATAAACCCATAGATATCTACACAATGAACTTACTGTCTTAAAATGCTGTCGAGGAAGCTCTACAAACATATTGTAGTTTAACACAAACAAAAAGTTCATAGCTAAGTTTCCACGATGAATCTTATAACGTACACCAGATCCTACAGTACCACCTTGTACTGGTATACGCACTACTTCACGAATGAAATCAATACTTCTTAAGATACATTAGCTTATCTGTATCTATTACCTTACGGTCTCTAGGTATTACCTAGACGATGAGACTATCTCATTATCCATTATCTTATATAAGACATTGGGATACTCTATCACTCCGGGTTCGCTTGAACCCTACTCCCATCTCAGGGATAGTCGTTGAACCAAACTTTAAATGAAAATCATATCATCTCTATGAAATCTGTCAAGATTCATAATATAGATATTAAACGATTTTGGAATCCATAAACAAGTTTCTTTAGAATAGACTCTTTGACTTTTTGGAAGATGCAATTGAGTTAAATCTTTATCAAGCTGATAGTTTTCTGGTTCCTTCAGTTTATTCTGATAGCCAGATAAATGTATAGCATCATTATAAAAAATGGTAAAGCTAAACCATGACTGATCTACAGTTACTCCAAGAGCTCCGTATAATGGGTAATCTCCATCTTTTTCATTGTAACATCTGTTAATCATATCATTCCAAGATTTATATAGGTTATGATATTCATTATCTGTAACCTTAATTTGTGAGCCAACGTATCCTACACCGGCTACACTTGGTTTTAGTTTATCTTTAACTCTTCCATGTCTAATAGCTTCATACGAAGCTATCATTCTATAACCTGTTTCTATGAATTCAATTTCAAAATATCTGTATCCGTTTATTTCAGAAACTTCATTTAGAATTTTAAACTTTCCATTGAAATTACTATCATAAACTCTTCCTATAAAATTTTTCATTCTGCTTATATCCTTTAATATTATGATATAAACATGTTTGGTGCTGATTAGACATTGTCAATAGACCTTAGGACTTACTAAAATAAGGTGGTTTCTAATAAGCTTTTATTTCACCATAGTCCATCTCTCTACTTGTTTCTGACTTTCATCTCCTTTTATTAAGGCAAGAGAGCATTAGCCTTTCCCAGCTTTTCAATAGAGTACACGCACTATATTCCTATAATACGGGGCATTTCTGTTTACCAATAATTGCAACAGCATTCTCGCAGTATCTTAGTTTTCATCTGCATTGTAAGAGTTGGATCTCTTGGATCTACACCAGCCAAATCTCTATCGTATAAAACAAGAAAGAAAGCATTGTTCTTAATACCTTTCTGTTTTAAGAAGTAATGCATATCTATAAAAGACTGGTTAGTGGTTTCCATTTGATAGTAGACCGTTTGTTGTGCCACAATCTGTGTTTGAACCAAACATACCACCTCCTTTTATTTAGTAAGTTAAAATTTTACCGAACTATCGGATTCACATTTTAGTAACTATAAATCACGTTGTAAGGAGGTATTCTTATGGAAGTTACCACTATTGCTGGCGGTGTGATACTCGTAGTATTAATCATCGCTGTTTACTGTTACTACAAGTTTGCTGTTCCGAAGGACAGTGACAAGAACGCTGCATCAGAGTTTATTAAAGGATACTCAAACGTATTCGAGAAGACTATTGAGAAGATCATCGGAGAGATTGATATTACTCAATATCATACTGTAGAAGAGTTTGAGTCGGATATCTTTGCTATCGCCTATGATGAATGCTGGGACTACACATCAGGGGCTATTCAGGAAGCTCTATCTAATTCTACGATCGGCTCTTTGGTAGCAAAATGCATTACCAAAGAAAATGTAGAGACTATCGTCAGTCAAATTATTAATAGTAGGTATATCACAAAGATCGACGATATCGCTGCAGATAGAATCTCTCAGGCAAACGAGGAAGCTTTAGAAGCAGAGAAGAAAGCTCTGGAAGAGGCTGACTTGTATGAGTCTGGTGAGAAAGAAATAGACGAGTATATTGATCCGAAAGATGATGAGGAGGAAATGAATGGTGCATTAAATCCTCCTACTGATGAGGAGGGAGCTTACAGTCCGGATGATAATAGCCAGGAGATAGTAGGTGATGTAAATACTACTACTCTTAATCTTGATTCCGGTGATGATGGCTCTCCTGATGAAGAGTAATATCATTACATAATACTACACTCTGTACATATTGGTAATGATATAAAATTGGTTGATAAACTGCATCCTTAAACTTAAGGCATAGTGGATATTCCACTATGCCTTTTGTGTATCTTATTTCTGTACTTCAATTCTTGTCTTACCAAACTCTGCTAAACTAGTCATAGTTTCGTTTACATACTTTCTATCAGCATATATTGCTATATAGACAGTCTCTTCATCCATATCTTCTAAGAAGTATAATTTCTTCTCTTCAAAGTCCATTCTAACTTTTACTTTACAAGCTCTATCATCATTACGAAATACTTGTATATCCATAAAAGCTAAAGGAGATATAAACTGTTTAAGATTATACTCCATAACTATATCTAAATTCGTATTACCAGAGAAGACTTCTTTCATATCAACGAATTTCTCACCCTTATCGCATAGATAAGACGTTAAAGCGATTTGAGACCATCCTAGAGTGTTTTTCTCTGGTATCTCAAAGTCATTAAAGGAATATAAACCAATAGATCCTTTATCATTCTCGTGTATAGTGATACCACTGTCAAGATTATCTTGAGAGTAATATACATAGAAGTGTGGTACAGGCATTCTTAACTCAGTAGCAAAGTCTAAGTTATAGTTATTATCTAACTGGTTAGTTCTCTCACCATCGTCTGGTGATATCTTATCTCTACATGCAATATGAGCATACATATCTCTTACTCTTATAAAAAACTCAGGCTTCTGATTTATAGCTCTAAGCTTATATAAGATAGGAAGATCAGAGTTAGCATTAAGATATGCAACAAACTGCATAGTGTCTTTGATAGTCTGAGTCTCTCTATTAACCTCAAACCCAGCCGCTTCTGCTATAGATAGCATTACATCTTTCGGAATATGGAAGTCAGCAGAGAAGTATTCTCTTTGAGTTGATCCTAATCTAAATGCTAACTCCATTTTCTTCATAAGATCTAACTGTTGAGCTCTAGTATTCACTCTTATTCTAAAAGCAAATCCCATCTTAATCTCTTGGAATTGCACTCCAAGATACTGATCTCTTTCCATATCTCTAAAGAAAGACTGCTGATAATTAGATCTTCTTAAGAATATAGAAGGATCAGCTAAGTATATATCAAGACCTTCTCTATCGTAATCAAACTCTACAGTAGGTACTATAGCTAATACCGGATTCTCTCTCTTCACTACATTCTTATTAAGATACTTATAGTCATCTAAGACATGTTTACCGTTTATATATACTGTCTTAAAGTAATCTTTACCTAAACCCATACGTTCAAATCTCTCTAAAAACCAAGATCTCATATACTCTATAGCTAAGGAATATCCATGAATATAAGATGGTACTGCAAGATCAGAATGCAATCTCTTTACTTTATATTCACCATGCTTAGTTCTTAGTCTAAGCTGATGTGTTCTATCTTCAGTATTACCAAGAATATCACCTATCTGGTCTATACTAACAGATTCTCTACTCATATCTAACACCCTTCCTTTCTGTTCTGATTATTATAAAGTTTTGAGGTATATATTATATATACGGTAATCTAAAGTAAATTAATAGAGGAGAAAAGACAAATGAAGAAGTCATTAATGACTAAAATCCTAATCAAGTTAGGATACAAGAAAGTTATATTTAAGCCGGGAATCAACATAGTTGAGTTCCCAGACAAGTATGATGAAGCACGCAGAAGATTTCTGCAATATATTGCAGATACTCATTCGGAGGACGAAGTGAGGTTTACCGGAAGGTGTGACTATCATATAAACAAAGCGATTAACGGCGATGACATTGAAGATCTTGCTACCAGAGAAGGTTGGAAGAATGTTGTTGTGATAGATGCTATTAGCCAGTCTATCGATAATGTGTATGGATGTACTTATTGTGCTACAAGTGATTTCTATAAAAATCATAACTGTACAGACATTAATACATCCATATTATTAGGGGATGGTTCGTGGGCTGCAGAGAATGGTGTTGTTGTTGTTTTTCTTATCGACGATATTGCCAATCTTGACAATATCGAGTATACTTATGAAACAACTAGAAGTGTATTATTCAACTTCTCTGGAAGTTTCACTAAGTACAGAATTCAGCCAACTAAAGACTGCATGGAAATTAGCGGCAAAGATATCAAATTGAACCAGATAGCATCAATATACTCAAAGTAAAGGAGAGAACAAAATGTCAGACAATTTTTTATCAAAGGTATTAGGGATTAAGATGAGAGCATTTAACCCTAATCCATCCCAGGAAGTAGAGTCAATGGAAGACTTGTCCGATTGTTCAGTTAGAGCGATATGTGGCTTAACCGGATTTTCTTGGGAAGAAGTATACAAAGGTCTATTTCGTGCTGGTCTAAAGAAGCATCGTATGATGGACACCGGCAGATCAGAGCAAATTTATCTTGCAGAGTATGGTTATGTAAACATAGCACATTATCTGGATGACATTGAAACAGTTGCGGAGTTTCTTTATACGTATAAAGAAGGAGAATATATCGTAGGATGTGACGGTCATGTCTTCTATTATGCTGATGGAACTATATATGACAACGCATATTGCATTGCAAGATTCGAGAGTTTATATACTAATGTAGTGAATATTGTGTTTGTCAGCGTAGACAATCCTAAATTCCGCAAAGAGATCGATAAAGCACTATATGCTATAGAGACAATAAAAGACGCTGAAGCTTATCATGCAGATAAGTTGAGAGCTATGTACGAGAATGCCATTAAAAGAGAAAGTTTCGACGTTATAGAGCCTTAGTAAACAAAAAATAAAAGGTAGCAGGGTATTCTCAAGCCCTGCTACCTTTTATCTTATTCTACGGAGGATTTGTTTTTTATGACTCTTTGCGCTTTACATATATGTTCTTACGACTCACTAGTAGTAAGTATAATAAGCTTAGCTACAAGATTTTTATTAAGTTCCTCAACGAATTCTAAGTGATCATCTAGTTTAAACGTAAAATTCGGATCTTCGTCATCAAGGTTCTCTTTAAAGATTCTATTATAAGAGTCTAATGCACACCATACCTCATTCTTATGCTTTATATTAAGATATATCAAAGAACCCATCATAAATGGGAGTGACATACCCATCTTTACAATGTCTAGACCATCCTTACTCAATAGCATAGATTGCATATAAGTGTTATTGATAGACAGTATCAATATATAGGAATTAGTATCCCTAACCTTAAATACCTTACCAGACTTATATTTCTTATTAGGTGTAGTCTTACTTAAGTCTCTAGTACTAGTACTAGAGACTTTTGATGTTTCTGTCCCTCCAACAGAGTATTTAGCAACTATCTCTTCAAGCTCCCTCTTATAGTCACTAAACTTATCATCATCAACTACTGTCAATATATTGGATCTAACTCTTTTCATTTATTGTTGTCTTCCTTTGTTAAGTATTCACCATTCTTACTTTCATAGATTTCCTCTTTATGAGATAGATCACTGATAGCAGTAATAATGGTAGAAGTTAAACCATCTGTCAGTAGTATCTTCTGGTTCAGATGCTGTTCTTCTATACCGTATTTAGCATATCCCTCACTATAGTAGATCATCTTAAAGCCTTCATCATAACGAAGTTCTCTACTCTTCAGTTTAGGGATAACCTTTCTGAAGAATTGTAACTTATTGCGTACCCGGCTGTTAAAGCCACCTATTGAAAGAATATCTTCGTTAGTAGCAATAAGAGTATTAACCCAGTACTCACTAAGTTCTTTTACATACATTACTCCATCAGGAGTGATATCATATACGAGATAAAATACCTTATCCATATGAATAGTGTCATCACTGGTATAAATACCACCTATCTCATACTTGTTATCTAACTTCTGGTCTAATGCATGTCTCTCAAACTCTTCTACATGTACCCCTTCATGTAATGGATAACTAGACATATTCCGGATATCTTCAAGAGTCTTCTCTAACTTGATAGCATCATCCTGACTAAGTACTACATCCAATACAAGCCTTACATGCGAATTGTCTTTCTTCATCATAATTTTCATTTCTCCTCTACTTTGATTATATTTTCATACTGACTTAAGATAGGAATTCTATATCCTACTACAGTAACCTCATAAGTATTGCCTACTTCAAGTTTACCCTGGATATCAGAACTATTGAACTTAAATCTTATGAACAGATCTGTATTCTCAAATACACGTACTTCTCCAGATTCATCCTTTGTAAATACTATGTACTTAGAATCTGCTGACTTATCATCAGAAGATTCATAGATACGATCTTTGTCAGTTACTGTTACCACATAAGTATGGTCATTGAAGACTGTACTTACAGAGTATAATACTCCAATGATAATAGTAGCTACTACAAGACAAATAACAATAAATCTAGTCTTACTCATTCATCTCACCTCCTTTCAAAGATAAAAGGAGTAGGAGATATTATATCTCCTACTCTAGAGTTCTTTACTTATTCTTCTTGTAATCCTGAACAAGATTACCACAGCAAAGTGGAAGCTCTGCTTTAGCTGCTACGTCTACGATAACCTTTAAACCACAGCTCTCTACTCTTTCCTTGATCTTATTCATGTTCTCCCAGTTCCACTGGATTGCATCCTCAAGACCATGTTCTTTAGTAGCGTTTGTTACGTTCAAAGGTGTAATCTTTACACAGAACACATCAGGGTTCAATCCATATAACTTATCCGGATTAAGCTCCCATCCTGCTCCACAGATGAAGTTTAAAGTAATAAGTCTATTACTGTTAGGCAAATAGTTAAACTCTTTCTTCATCTCTTCTATAGTTACTACATTAGCTCCACCAAACAAAGCTCTTCTTTCATCTTCGTTAGTAGAGTTTGTAGAGATCTGGATATGCATGAAACCATCCAGATATGCTTTAGTATACATTACATCTTCCTTAAGTACTTCTATCGGTCCTTTGCCAAACACATTTACCTTAGGTAAGATAGTGTTATAGCAAGGTAAGAAAGTGAATCCCTCTCTGTAATGTTTCATATCACTCATTACTTCGAGGATATTCTTCCAATTGTACTGCGGTTCTCCCATTCTGGCAAAACCTACCTTGATCTTATCACTCTTAGTAACTTCCGGATGCTGAGCAAATACAAACTCTAACTGCTCCCACATCTCTTCTTTACTAAGGTTTCCTCTGAAACCAAGTTCCGGTACTAAGCAGAACTGACACTTCTGCGGGCAACCATACTGAGTGCTGATAGCAGTTAGCCACTTCTCCTCATATGGTACAAGATTCTGCTTAATCAAAGATTCATCATCAGTCATGATGATTTCCTGAGACTTACCTTTTGTGTTTACATCCTGCATGGATGTAGTCTCGATATAGAAGTCTTTCTCCTTGTTGTATAACACGTATACACTTCCACTAGGATACTTATACTCCTTTACTAACTCAAAGTGTTTACTTCCCTGTCCATTGTTTTCTAAGGTCTTCATTTGCAATCCTCTCCTTTGCTTCATATAGTATTCTATAAGCTGAACTCAATCCTGCTCTATCATCAAGCAGGATATTGTAGTATATCTTGTCACCAGTGAATGGTATATAAGGTGGAGACTGGTTTACATAGTCTACCTTAATACCAACAGTTTCACAGTAATCAAGCATAAACTTGTTCTTTGATTCATCACAACAAGTGCTTAGAATCAGTGTACAACCCATACTCTTACATTCCTTAAGTAAGTTTATTACTTTAGTATAGGTATACCCCTTATTGTAGTAATCATATATCACATTATCAAAGTCAAATGCGATAATGATACAGTTATGAGCTCTCCAGTTCTCAACTAATCTATCTACACATAGTTTATCATTGAGATATGGATCGTCTAATGGATATTCCATTAATCTAGTCCTCCTTTAAGAACAAGACTGTTCTATGTCTTCATACTTCTTCATCCATATCTTTCTTTCTTCTTCACTATTACCAAAGAAATACGGATACAGAGTATTGTTTGTCGTAAAGAAGTAGTTATGATACTCACCATCCGGTAAGAACAATACTCCTTCTTCTGATATCTGATCCTTTATAGCATTGAAGTTTTCATAAGCCTTTCTGTTACCAAACATCTGTCTAAATGTAATCTGCTTAACTCCAATACCTTTCATTGTCTCTATATAAGCTAAGCAATCATCTTTAGTCATTCTCTCATTAAGTACATTGATGACTCTTACCTTTGTACTTTCTTCAATATAGGGAAGCATTATTCTAAGTCTATTTATCATATACTGATCATCCTTCTCTATACTGAGAGCAATCTTCCGGAACAATGGTACAAGTTGTGAACTCTTATCCGGAATGATTCTTGTATGTACGTCTAATCTCTTACCATAAGCTCTACCAATATCATAGACCTTATTGAAGAAATAAAAGTTATCTTTATATCCATAGAATGGATCTCCTCCACCAGAGAGATTTATTGTCGGTGCATTTGATTCAGATACACACTTCTCTAAGTAGACCCAGTCTATCTTACTTACATCTGTCTTTTGATTTTGCAATATCGGATGATGTTTACTGATACAGTACTTACATCTCTGATCACATCCGAAATTGGTTATGATAGTGAAACCTTTATTAGTTTCAGTATACATAATGTACTTCCTTCCTTTCACAAGCAAATAGAGTAGGAAGCCGTTAGACATCCTACTCTATAGTTTATAGTTACTTTAATATCCTATACCGTAAATCTCTTTCTGCCTAGCTTTAACAGCCATGATCTTAGCTTTCTGAGTCTCGTTATAGTTGTTTCTTCCTAACCACATCAATGTATTAGCATTAATGATTGTATCACGTTGTACTAATACAGATGCATTGATCTTACCATCGTTCCTAGATATATACATAGCATTACGAGGATTGAATATCTCATAACACCTCTCAAAGAACTTACGGTTTATGATCAAGAAGATATTGAGCGCCGTATTAGTCCATTGTTTCCAATGGTACTGACTATATTTTACTATCTATAATAGATAGAATGCTCTTTCCAGCTACGTATCAATAGTAGCCGTACTCCTCCTCAAGAGGATAGTCGATACAGGTTTCTATAACAAAGTATATTATAGTTTCCCACGGTAGTACCAAGCTAACCATATATAATATGGTCCTTAGGCTTTCTTAGAGAGCTACTTCGTCTATGGTCTAAGGGTATATATCTCCTCTCGGCTTCATATACCAGTCTTATTCAACTCTTACCGTTAGCCATTATAATATAATGACCCCTGTGATGAACAGGAAAAGCATTTTCTGACACGTTATGTACCTAATAGCACCTATTTAGGTACAATCTCTATCACCGTCGTAGTCCGCCGCCAAAGGTGGTAATATTTGCAGCGGAGTTTGCATTACAAAATCGTCATTATAACCAACACAGAACATTTGCATAATTGCGTTTATTGATCATATCTTCATCTCACATACTGTTACCACATATGAGATACTTAGCACTTGGAATTAAAGGGACTTTATCACCATTGCTTTTTGCCCTACCTATTAAACAATAGGTTCTACGATTATCGGTTACTTTCAAAGGTTTTTCTCCTTTGATATCCTTCAATCTGATCGATGAACTTTCAAGTGGATTTATTTGTTTTCTTTCTTACAGGAAACGTATAGTTACAAGAAATATGAGCCCATGATCTATGGTTCGCTATATGATTTATAGTATCGATAGTAACTCCCATAGATTCTGAAATCGATTTATACTTCTCTCCAGATTGGATTCTTTCACATATTTCAATAGCCTGGGCTTCTGTTATATGTGCACAATGACTTTCCTCTCCAGTCTTATACGTTCTTAATCCCATTCTTATAGCATGTAATATGTTTCCTGAATAATCAGTCCATTCTAAATTAGACAATCTATCTCCATAAGGAAGATAAGGTTTTCCATCTAGATGATTGACTATAAATTTCTCACATCCAGGAAACCATGCAAAAGCAAGCATTACTAGTCTTGCAACTCTGAAATTTCTACAACCAGTTGTTGTCACCAAATGATAATAATAGTGGTTATCTGTTCCAAGAGCTGGACAAAGAAAATGTTTAGTACAAATATTATATAATCTTCCATATGTTGATATAAGATAATATGGTTTAAGATTATCAGTTTCTACAGATATATCTACTAGCATACGAAATTCCTCATCGGGGAATATTTTTTCTGGTATCTCATATATAGCTAATTTAGTATTGAATACATTACCCATTTTATATTCACCTCCTTTTTCTGTAGAATATCCACTTGCTTAGATGCTGATTCTCAATTATACAGTACTTAGACTTTCTGTTCGTCTTATACTATCCTAACAATTTTTTCTGGTTTCCCTGCATTCACGTTTATCTTCACAGATTACGTTGTAGCTTGCTAGGCATTATGAAATTCCAGCAGTTCACTAAGTATTTTTTACCAAGAGTCACCTCTTGGCTGGACCAATTATAAAATCCATAAGCAATGGTCGGGTTTCTATTAATTGTACGATTTTAGGTATCATTACGCACCTAATACACTTCGTAGAGTGTAGAGTAGTCTTTCACTACTTTCCAGAGCACATCTTTATCTGCCATATACTATTACCATATATGGCAGATAGCAATCGTTTCTATTTAATGGATTTACTTAGAGCTAATATCACTCTAATACCAACCCCTAACGTTTGGGCTATACTATACTCAGTTCGTGTATACTATTGTATACCTTATTTTCAAAGAGCCTGGGCTATTTTCAGGTTGCCTCCCATTTAGATATTTCTATCAATGCTCTTATCTACCTTTCTATGCTCGTTGTACTAGAATTACTTCTAGTGCGGACTGTGGATTGTTAAAGTACTTAGGCTTACTATCACCATATACCATCCATAAGATTTGTTTCTAGGTTTCCCAAGCCTAATAAAATATTTCATTTGTTAGGTACTTATGGCTTTACCAGTTCCCCGCTTTTAGATTGCTGTTTCACAGAGAATCACTTCCCTGATGACCATTATTCAAAACCCAATGAATTATTGTTTAATCACTGGCAACCCTTCAGGTGTACTGTTCTTGATTATTGTGTCGATTATACTTGCCACTCTATCGTCTTTTGTTGCTGTAGCACGATATACTACATCATAAGCTTCAGAATAACTCATGTTATACAACCTGTTGAGTATATTGATAATCTGTGGTTGAAGCATTATCACAAGCATAGTATAAGGTAAAGTAACCTGATCTATTCTTAATGATGGCTTCTGCGAGATTACCGCTCTACCCGAGAAGTTATATCTCCTTCTGTTCATTCAGATTCGTCACATCTGAACCAAAACTCTAAAACTTCTAGAGTTGCTATATATTTCTATATAGAGCAGACTATATCTTCATCCAAGTATATACTTGGAGCTAACCATTTCGATTTGAGTCGACTTATATTGCACCAATAATGCGACACCCCTTTTAATGACTTGGGCTCTACGTACTTACGTACTAGTCGTTGAACGCTTCTTATATATTGATATATAAGATTCGCAGCTAGTTCTCTTATAGACACTTCTCAAATCTATAAGCTTTTCCAGCATAAGGAAAGTCGGCATCTATATATTACTACATAGATGGGCTAATCTCTTAACCTGCAACTAAAGATCTTAACTGCCCTTTCTTACCAGAGCAGATAGCAATGATCTCATCATGTAATTCCATGAACTTCATCTGTAACTTATACAACATTTGATTCTTCTTCTTTGGATCTCTCTGCATACGAGTCTTATCAGCGTTAATACGATGAACGTGTTTGTTGATCATATTATAGATACCATTGATAGGCTCGTAATACATGTTCTTATCTCTGATATCTGCTGGTCTAAGATGTGTAGTAAACACCGGAATAGAATGAGTGAATACTTTATCTCTGTCCTGCATAATATCGTCATAATAGTCTTTCTTCTTCGGATTCTTCTTGAGATAGTATTCCATAATTTCATCGAATCTCTGATAGAAAGCCATCATGCCAATTCCAAAGAATGGTTCATTAGAAGGAGGATTGATTACCTCACTTTCATGACCGTTCTGATCAATCTGTACATTATAGAACAAGATGTTCTGTAGCACAAATCCTTTCTTGGCATTCTTCTGCTCTACGTTAATCTTTGATTGACCAAAGAAAAACTCAAGAGACTTATAAATGTCTGGATGTATTACATGGTACTGATCTTTCAATACTACCCATCCAAACATCTCGAAGTTGTCGTCTACATACTTACATTTAGTATGACACTTCTCACAGACGATCCCATGATTTATACGGCTCTTAAGATTACCGCACTGACATGAATATCGATCTGCAAACGGATTCAAGTCACCTAACTTCTGTCCATACTTGGTACTGAAGATTCCATTAGGATCTTTGATATCCTTCTTGATAGTTGCTTTTGGAGAAGATATGATAAATCCATTACCAGTGGCAATGTCATGATCTTTCTCTTCATCCAAGTTTATCCGTTCAAGTATAGTGTAATAATCGTACTCAGGAGAATACGGATAAGAGTACGATATGTTGATAGTAGCTTCATTAGGTTTCTTTTCTTCATTGTCTTCCACAGGTGGTGTAATGAAGTTCTCACTACCAACAAATGAATTCAACAGATCTTGTATATCATCGGTTAGAATTCCAGTTGAATCACTCATATATTATGACTCCTTTCTCTTAATGATATAATTGGTTTGAACTTAAACTACCCTCCTTTCAAAGTTCGTATCTATAGTTTATTATTAACAGACAAATTTGTCTGGAGCCATTAATTAGCTCCAGACAACGTCTGCCAAAGTTCACCTTTTCTCTTTAAGAGAGCTTTGTTGATAGCAAGTCTCAAAGTAGAAGCAGTTACTGAATCCAACTTACTATAGTCTATAGAGATAGTACCAGTAGTATTAGCTTTAATAAGCTTTTCTACTGTCTGGTAAGAGTCTTTCATTACATCAATGCCTTCCATAGAGTACACTCCCTTCTTTTCTTTCAAGTAATACTTCTCTTCTGATAGCATCTTGATCATTAAGCAGCATTGTACTCATCTCGTTATAATACTCATCTCCCAGACCAAGATCTTTATATGTAGTATAAATATGAAACATATTATACTGCCCTAAGATATAATGAAGTCCTACATCTGATGAATCATAGAACTCATCATCCCATTTGATACAGTCACTCAGTATCTTATCTGCTCCGGATTTAGAGAGATCATCATTGATAGTAGAGCAACAGAGTATTGCTTTATGCTTAAAGATCTTAGAAGCTTCCTTAAACCAAGGTAGTTCATAACTATCTTTATTAGCATTATCAATGATCAGATTGACATAGTTGACAAACTCTGCTTCGTCAATAAAGACAGTCATAGAATCGAGATTCTTAGCTACTCTTACAGCTTCCTCCGGAGACTGCATTCTTCCATGTGGATTTCCATACAGACTCTTAAACTTATCAATATCAAAGTCCCGGATACACTTTGGTAATAACTTGGTATACTCTTCCATTGTATCTCTCAGTATATTATTATCCCTGACAGTTCTTGAGATCAAAGCAATGTTTAGGTTCTCTTCTTCGTCATCAATATAGCCATCAAAGATTCTGATCCAGTTAAGTAAAGCTAGAGTATATGATGTCTTCCTTAACATTCTTGGTTTTGTAACCCAAGAAGAGCATTCTCTCATTGTAAGATATACCTGAGCCATGTTGGAACGATCAAGTATGTATGGTACTGTACCGCCGCCTGCATCTGGTAAACGGATGATTCTTAAATAGTACCAAACATTTTCCATGCATTCTCTTATAACAGCGAACTTCGTAGTCCAAGGTAAGTTCGGATCATAAGGATCTACGTTCAGAAGTAGATCATTATTAAGAGTAAGCATAAACTTGTTGTTCTTTACACCAACACTTTTCAGATATTTGTGCATATCTAAGAAAGATTTGTTAGCCGGATTTAGATCATAATAAGGTTGATCCATTCTCTTATACCTCCTTTTATCTAAGTTACTTAAAAGTTTCAAGAATTGTGATTATATATTATATACGTAGCTAGAAGAAAGGAGACATAAAAACAAATGAGTTTAGCTAAACGTATTACACTCGATGAGTTTATAGAGGAGGTGTGGAACATTGAACGTGTAAAGATTCATATTATTAGGCAGGAGGACTTTGATAATGTATTAGTAGATCATTATCCTTACAGAGAAGCTTGTCCTATAGAGTATACTCTAGATCAGTTTCTCAATGAAAGGATATATCCTAATCTATATCCAATTCCATCTATGGTAATAGGAGTCAAGAAATAAAAAGAACTTAAAGAGAATCTAAAGGAGAGTTAAGGATATGAATAACAAGTATCATTCAGTAAATGTACCAATGTATAACTTTGCATTGATTACAGTATCAAACCCAGATGGCGGCGTTGTAGATATAAGTACTTATGGATTGAATAAGTATAATGGTTATGATCTACAGATCATTCCTGTACTAGGATATAGGGAGTCTATGAATCTACTATCTACTATAGCTAAGAATATCATTGACGAAGGTAAACCAGTTACAGATAATAGTGTTTTGCACTATCTATCTGTAAAGAATGACGAAGCCATAGTGAAACTGATAAAAAGGACTAGCGATAGTAGAGTATTACTTAGAGTAATTATTCAAGATGAACGCGGAAAGTATCCGTGGGATGAAGGATGTGACCCGAAGTATGCTAAGCAGTTTACTGATAGCGATGCTAGAAACAATGGGTTTATAGTCAATCGAGCTAAGAAGGTACCTGTATAAGAGGTTTATAAGTGGGATGAGTAACAACAAAACTCGTCCCACCTTTTTATTTTTTGTTGTCATGGTAAAGATCTCCTGATAATATACTATTAACTTGTAAGAGAAAACTTTAAATGAAAGAGAGGGCAAATTGTATGGGTAATACAATGCATGTTACACTTGATCAACACAGACCATCTTCTTTTATAGAAGGTGATATCAAAGCAGTATTAGCTGCTATGAAAAAGAATGATGTAGATATTATCTACATTGTTTCAAACGAAGGAAGAACCGTAGAAGAAAAGTATAACAATCTGCGGTTAGTTCTGTCTCAGTTATCTGAGAACACAGATGAACACACAGTAATATTGTCGGATGCTTACATTTCTACTCAGGAATATCCGAAAGAAGTATATCCATTTCCGTATGGAATAACTAATGAGAAGATCGAGTCTATTCTCGATCAGCAGTCGAAGATATTAGAGGATGCTGGATTCTTCAATATCAATGATTTCATCCAGTATGAGTACAAGAGAGGCTTCATCTACAAGAACAAGATCGGGAACGAAGTTATCGAGTTCATCAAAGGAACTAGTAAAAGAGCAGAAAAGGAAAGGAGCTAAGAAGTATGTATTTTTTAGAATTAATGCTAAACATCAAGGGAGAAGGAATCAGCCAATGGCTGGATGGATCTTTGTATGTTTCCGATCCATTGAAAGACAATAAGTATGGAATCTATAAACCACGCATGACTTTTGACTTTGACAGTTCTCATGTCGCGTATGGAATTCCGGTAGAGTTCTCAGATGCTACGGGAAGAGTGGTTATGAACTATTCTCCAGTTGGAACTTGTTCTTGTGGAACTACCAAAATTTCCAAAAAGATCACTACGTTTGGAAAGAAGAAAGATGATACAGAGGAGAACATCCTCGAGCAACTTAAGCAATTCAGTGAAGAGCTTAATGCTCAGAATTCTTGCAACTGTATCTTTCCTGGAACTTTCACAATCAACTTTGATACAAAGACATTACCGGGAGGAGTTGAACCGTATGGTCTTTCAATGGAAGCAGTCATCCTTGTAGATATCGCAGATGACAAGATCCGTATTCATTGGAGGTATACATCCAATTTTGCTTCCGGTGTAACAGAATCATTTGGTTCTACAGATGAATCTGTTATTGTTCTGAATCGTGATGAGAAGGACATGTCACTTAAACTGGTAGCATTAAATCCGACTTATAATGCAAGCAATAGAGGACCAATGTATCTGATGGCTCAGATAGATCAGTATGAATATGTCGCAGCAGGACATCCATTGATAGATGATGCTGATACTGCTGACTTCTACGTTAAGTGTATCAGTACTCATTCAGATCCTGATTGGACTTACAATATCGGGAAGTTTGCTACTGTAGTAGAGCAGCCTGTTCAAACAGCTCATTATCATAGCATTGAACAAAGCGGGGAACTGTTGTATAATATCGACGAAAAGGAGAATAATGATGCAGCAGTCGGGAATCAAACTGAGTGATATTGACAATCCGTATACGTTAAACATTTTTACAGATGCTTCTATCTTTAATAAACGTAACGGATATGATGGATGCTATGGTGCTATCGCTGTGTTTAATGACACTAAGATAGATGAGATCTATAGAATCAACACAGACACAACAAACAACAACGCTGAGATTAAGGGAGTGAGAGCCGGAGTATATCTGGCTCTCAAATACCAGCATCAGTTTAGAATCATTAATATTTTTTCTGATTCTCAGATATCTATCTTTGGTATAAGAGATAGACTAATCAACTGGAGATATGACTTCACTACACAATCTCTTATAGGAAATATGGATCAACAGATATGCAATCAGGAAATATTTATGGAAATAGTATATCTGATGCTCCAGAACAATCTTAGAATAAACTTCTTGCATCAGAAAGGTCATGTGAATGACAATATAAGAGATACATTCAATGCTAGACATGTGTTTGCTAGTAGTAACTATATAAGAGGTAAGGTTGATCTTAATCTAATCAAGTTTATCTCTAAATGGAATGCTATAGTGGACTTTGAGTCTAGAAACAAGTTATATCAGAGAGATAAGAATAGAGTTTACAATGATGCAGTAGACTTTAGCTATGCTCCATTTGACAGAATCAGGTTTCAGGCTTTATCACAAAACACCATAAAGAAGGGTGAACTTACGTAAGTTCACCCAACCTTTTATTTTTTGTGTAAGTTATATACTATAAAGACGAAACAAATAAATTTTTAAGGAGGGACATGTTTATGTCATTGAAAAATCTTAAAGTTAAGGCACAAAAGGGCGCGTTCCCTAAAGTAAAGGAGGAAGCAAAGATAATCAAATTAGAGGTACCTAGAAAGGAATGCGATACTCATTATCGTATCAAAGAAGTATCAGAAGATGTAGATACAACACTTCTTGACACAGCGGATGAAATGACCATTGATTTCAGTAATAAGGATGATCTGATCAAAGCATCCTCTCCTGTTTTCTATGTAGGAGAGTCTAACAGTCTTGAGAATTACCCAAACCCATATACACTTGTTATGCATAACCTACATCATGCAGTAAGAGCTTTACAGAATGACTCTGGTTATGCAGAAGCAATGCAGAATAATCCGAAGATCTTTGAGAACCGGATTGTTCCTAGATTAAAATCTATCATCTATGACACTGTAACCATTGCTTATATGAATGCTATTCATAGCTCTGTTATATCTTTCCTGCAGAGCAAGCTTTCGTTTCTGCACAGATATTACATGGATGGATCACAGGGTTATGCATATCCATATACCCTTGATATCATCAATAAGTGTGCACGCAGCAACGATATCGGCTTTCAGATTGAATCTCTGACTCGTTGTATTACAGAGTTCTCTTATCTGAATTCTATCGGAAACATGACGATTGAGAATTTCAATTCCTTGATCTGCTATCATGTTAGCATCACCAGAGATGCTATTCTGGGAAGTATTGCAAATGATCTGAATGCTTTGGTTAGAACCTTTTCATTCGGAGAACCGTTCCTTACTACAACTTATCCGTACCGTACATTTGAAGAAGTTAACGATGATCGTGCTAAACAATTGTATGGTCCTGGCAAGAAACAGAGAGCGATGGCTTTACAGCAATTGTTGTGTGAGTTTCATCCAAATATTCCGGATGAAATTAACGGCATTGAAGATCAGGAGTGGTACTGGATTCTCTCTTGTGAGACAAGAGTAGAGTTAGAGGTTATGTCTCCGATGATCGAGATGTTCTTGTGGCAGATTGTAGCTGCTATCAGGAGCATTTTTACACCTGAATTTCTTAAGGTGGTCTATAAGGATTACAACAAGAGATGGTTACAGGGTATGGATGACGACGAATTTTAAAGAGCGAACTGTTCATATACTATAAGTGTAATAAAATGAGAAGAATCTTATAGGAGTGAAAGAAAATGGTAAAGTATGATTACTATACTGGAGAGCTGTCTAACGACGGCTCTCCGCCTTTATCTGAACAAGAGATAGTTCAGAATGCAAACTTAATAAATCCTGCTTATGACTACGATCCGCAACAGAGATTGAATCAGATGCAGGCACAACAACAGCAACAAATGATGTATGGAGGATACTATACTAATGGAATGCCACAGTATGGCTATCCGCAGAATACATTCTATGCTATGAACTATCCACAATATGGTGGATATCAATCCCCTAGTGGGTTTTCTGGTTATGCTGGTAATCCGGCGTTCCAGTATATGCAAGGTAGTGGGTATCAGAGTCCTTATATGGCTCAACAACAGGACTATACTTACTACGTACCAGGCTTCAACACAGGTTCTAGAGAGTTGTTACCTCATGATGTAGAAAATATATGTAATGAGTTACAGAATCAAATGATGATGGAACTTGAAGAAGCTAATGTAAAGAGAATGGAACAACAGAAGAGCTATTATAATGCTCTTGGGTATAACAATGGGTACAACTATTATGGGATGCCGTATATGAATACTTTCTATGCAGATCCTCAGATAGTTAATAAGTACAAGCAGAAGATAGAGAATATAAAGAAGGAGGCAAGAGAATCTAGGACTAATCTTAACAAGAACTTGTCTAGATTATGTCAAAATTATCTTGAAGGGACGGTTGATGAAGAAAGAATAGAAGAGATATATGCTGGAAAGACTGTTACTGTTCCAGGACAGCAGATTCAGTATGATTATAAGATGCAGATGTTAGCTAGTATGGTACCAGCAGATAATAGTACTATGTATCAGCAGCATCATGCTCAGGTATCAGCAGAGGTAGGTAAGTATTTTGAGGATACAACTGATATGAATACATTCTTAAGAGATTGTGGTCAGTTGATATCTGCAGAGAGATTGGAGGCAGAAGATCATAAGAGAAGAGATGGAAGTAATCTATATCAACAGAATGGTGCTTATAGAGCCCTTATCAGACAAAAGATAAAGGATAAGCATCAGATGGAAACAGGAGGTGGAGAAATAACATTACCGGGGTTAAACCCGAATCAGAATGGAAGCAATATCCCAATGGGAGAATCCTTCCCAACACTAAACCAATCAGCAAGAATGTTGGATGATGGCACTTTGCAGATAAGTGCTCCAGCTTGGTTAGGTAATAAGCAATATGTTGTAAAGAATGCTATGGAAGACGATTACGAGAAGAATCGACAATTGTTTATCCAATCAATATATAGAGACAATCCTCGACCAGGAGGTGGTTCAAATGGCAGTTGATAGAAACTATATATTGAATAAGATGAAAGGGAGGATTATAACACCTGCAGAGTTTAACTTCGATGCATTACAAGCACCACCTATATATAGTTTACTTACACCTACTGATATAGGTGATCTACACCAATTAGCAACATCAATAAGATATGCCGGTAATCCTCTTCTTAGATTTGATAGAATCAATTATATCATGGTTAAAAGAGGATTCAAGAAGATGACTGGTGGAACAAATCGGTTAATCTATAGATTCTTAGAGGACAATTCCTTCATATTTAAAGTAGCATCTGATGCAGTAGGTATTGGGGATAGTCCTAGAGAATATATCAATCAGCAAATCTTTAAACCATTCGTCACAAAAGTTTTTGAAGTAAGTCCTTGTGGCACTGTTGGAGAATTTGAAAGAGTTAATCCAATTACCTCAAGGGAAGAGTTTCTATCAGTAGCTCCTGATATATTTGAAGCAATAACAAATATCTTCACAGGAGAATATGTAATGGATGATATAGGGAGTGAATTCTTCCTTAACTGGGGAATACGACCAGGCTTAACAAATAGGCGCATATTATAGAAATATAGTGTGTTAATCCCTTTGAACGAGCTAACTCTAACAAGAAGCTCATGCTGGGAAGGGCTAACGCTTAATGTAACTACAACAGAATCTGTAAAGATAAATGTGAATGTTGGGAAACCAGAAAGAATACATTAAGATGGATTATGGTGAAACAAAAGCTTATACTTAAAGTATAGGTCCTAAGATCTATTTAACAATGTCCAATCAGCAACCAAGTATCTGTAATCAGATAAAGGTTCAACGACTATTATGTAGGATATAGCATATCCGAAGCGGAGGGACACCTGACTGCTTGTAATAAGTAAAAGGTGAAGATATAGTCTCGTCATATAGATAATAACTATAGAAGTTCATAAGAGAACTATGCTAGTGTAGCGAACTAGTATGAAGACACGTTGGCCCAGTTCTACTTGATTTCCCTTATGCATATAAGCTAGATGGAAACAAATTGTATTGTAATATACCATCTCATGAAGATACTACACAACCTTGTGGCGGTGTAA